GCTGTACTGCCGCACCTCTTTTTTGTCCATGCCAATGTCGGCGGTGGGCACGGGGGCAGATGCCAGTTTGTCGAGCGCCTCGCGCTGGAATTGCTCGACCGTGAGGCCGCGCTGGATCGCGCTCATGGCCAGATCGGCGCCACCGGGGAACGATGCGGCGATTTTGCTGATTTCGGCAGCGTGGTTGCGCTGCTCTGCGACTTCGATAGTCATGGCTTTTTCCTTGATGGGGGTGTGGGTTTGGGTTTGGGTTTCGGCTTGCGCAGCCGGGGTGGCGTCTGGCGCGCCTGGGTCAACGTCGTGCTCGTCGTTTTCCAAGCTGCGGCCCACGCCTACGGTGGCATCGGCTGGCACGGACACCAGCGACACCTCGAACGGCTCCCAATCGGTGATGCGATAGGTTTCCAGCCCATCATCCTCCCCGATCAGTCGCGCCTTGTGCACCACGTAGCCGACGCTCACATTGCGGCGGATGCCGTCGCGCACGTCTTGCCACACTTCTTCTGCTCTTGCGCTTTTGCCAAAGCGCACCACGGCCCGACCTACCCGATCGGCCCCGATCTCGACAGACTCGATGACGCCCACGACGTCTTTATGGTCGTGATCCATCAAAAGGTTGGCACCAGAGCGCAGCCGGCCCTGGCGCATAGACGTGGCGGTCACGTCCAAAATCTCGATGCCCCACCAGCGCTCATAGGGCAGCTCTGACGCAAAGGCCAGCACGGCGGTGCGGGCCTCGTCGTTGATGGCCTGGCGCTCTACCAAAAGCGCGCGCTCGGCGCGGCCCTTGCTCAGGTGGCGCTCGAGGCCGTGCAGCGGTGTGGATTGCTTGCTCATGCGAGCATTTGACCTCCGACCATGTTTCGCAAACAAGGCAAATTGCGAAAAAGTCGGGGGGCGGCTGTGGCCCAAAAAGATCAGATCGCGGGCGGCGCTTGGCGCGCTGTGGCCAGCACCAAGGCATGCAGGGCGCGGATCTGTTGCTCGATCTGCCGGCCTTCTGCGGGCGCGTCGGCTGGAGCGGGGGCTGGCGCGGCAGCGCTTGCAGGCTGGGCGGCACCCGGCAATCCATCGTAGGCCGTGAGGTGCACCCCGTACTCGGCGGCCAAGTCCTGCGCGGCCTTGATGCTCTTGAGCGTGTCCTCGAAGTCGTAGCCCATGGCGGCGCTCAGGTCTTGCGGGCTCATCAGGCCGGCCTTGACCTTCAAAATGTTGGCCTCGGTGTCGGCCTTGGGGTCCACCCAGTCCCAACGCCGGGGCTGCCACTCGTGGCGGACAAACTTTTCGTGCTTGGCTGCGGGCAAAGCGCTACCGTTGGGCATGGTGATGGTGCCCATGAGCAGGCCCCACGCCAGCCAACGGCGGAAAACCGGCTCCAGCAGCACCTGCACAAACCATTCTTGGTCGGCCATCCAGCGGTCGCGCTCCTCGAGCGTGCCACTGCGGATGCTCGAAAAGCTCACGCCCTCGAGGTCGTTGGCCAGCGAATGGTAGGCCACGCCCCAGCCGCTCGAGATGCGCTGCGGCGTGGTCTTGACAAACGGCCCGAAGCTGGCCTCGGGGTATTTGCTGTCGTAGGCCTGGAAGCTCACGCCCTGCGGCAGCGTGTCGAAAGTGCCAGGCTGGCTCACGGTCACCGCCTCGCCGTCGGCGCTCAGGCCGCCAATGGGCGCTTGCCCGTCGGGCGTCGTGAAAAAACCGTAGTGGTTGGCGCCGTGCTCGGCGGCCAGTAGCGCGGCCAACTTGAAATTGCCCAAGTGGTGCAGGCTCAGCATGCCCGGCGCCATCCAAGGGATGCCGCGCAGCTGCTCGGGGCGCTCGACCTTGTAGGCGTGGATCACGTCTGCCATGGGCAGGCGCACGCGCTGGCGGTTGCTGTTGACGCCGTCGTTTGGGTGGGCCGCGAATAGGTGCAGGGCCACGGGGCGGCGGTGGGTGTTGACCTCTACGCCCATGATTACAGCGTTGTCGCCCCAGCGTCCGTTGTACGTGGTGTCGATGCGGTCAACGTCGATAGCCTGCAGCGCAAAATGCCAGCGGTTGCCAGCCTGTGGGCCGCGCACCACGGCCACCAAAAATTCACCGTCCGACGGCAGCCCGCCCACCAGCGTGGCGCACAGGTCGCGGAAGTGCTGCCGGCCCTGCGCGTCGGCCTCGCGCTGCCACGCTTGCCAAGCCGACTCAATTGCGGCGCAAGCCAAGCGGTCGGGCACGCCGGGGCGGTCTTCCACGCGGCTCTGCAGGCGCACGCCAGACGGGCCGACGATGTTGTCCTGCACCATTGTGCGGAATTTTCTGGCGTAGTCGTTGTTGTTGACCAGATCGCGGCCCCGCCGGCGCAGCAGATCGAGGTCGCCGCGCAGCTCCTCGTTGAGGCTCTGCTGGGTCGATAGCCAGTCGGCGCTAAGCCGGTCGATGCGCGCGGCTTGAAAGCGGCGCACCTGCACCGGCTTCTGAGGGCCGCGCAGCGCCTGCCAAGCCCGAGAAAAAACGTTCATGCGCCAAACCTCACTTGGATGCGGCCACGGCCCGGCAGGCCTGCGCCGGTGGCGGCCTCTTCGCGGGCCACCTCGACCTTGAGCCGGTCGCGGTGGCTCCAGAGCTCGGGCAAGGGGAAGCGGTCAAGGCTGCGCCCCGCGATGCTGTACTTGGCCGCGGCGAGGTTGCCGGGGTCGGCCAGATAGGCCTCGACCGCCTCGAGCGCGCGGCGGGTGGCGGTGCGGGTGTCGAGCGTGGCGGCCCCAAAGCTGGGCCGGATGGTCATGCGCCCCTCGGCAACAGTAAACACCTGCCCAGCAAGCGCCACCTGAGCGCGCCACGCGTAGTCACCAGCAGCCCAAAGGCTGGTCGCGCTGGCCGCCACCTCGACCAAGTGATCGGCGCCCTGCGCCGTGGCGGCGATGGTGATGCGGCCCGCAGCGTTGAGCAGCGTGTACGTCAGCTGCCAGCCGCTGCTGGCCGGGTATTGCGCCAGCGAGCGGCGCCAGCGCACGGTGTCCCCAGCGTTGACGCCTGCGGGCTCTGCGGTTGGAATTTCGGCCATGGTGATGCGACTCTAGGCGCGCGCGTGTTTCGCAAACAAGGCAAGTTGCGAAAAACTAGGGGTGGCGGGCGCGGTCGGCGGCGTGGCAGGCGCGCAACACGCAAAAAAATTTTTTGCGCGGCTGCAAAAACCGCTTGACATACGCGTTTAAGCGCGTATAGTACGCGTCATGGGCAGCAAGATCGCAAGCCCACCGACCTGGCGGTACCGGGCAGGAGTAGGATCATGGAATACTACATAATCGACCACCCCAGCGGGGTGCAAAGCCGCCGCGAGGCAGTGTCCCCCGTAGAGGCTTTGGCGAAGGAATGGGCTGATGCCGGCTGTGCGCCGGTGGAATGGGTGGAGACCTGGTCTGGTGGAGGCTGGAACTTTATGGTGACGGATGATGCCACCGGGCACGCCGTCTACCTCAAGGAAGTGACACCTGATGGAGGGTGATGCGACCACCCTAACCGGCGAGCAGTTCGCTGCTCTCTCGGAGCTACTTAGGCTGCGGGATGGTCCGGCCCAAGCGGCGGCCGAGCTGGTGCTCGTGGGGGGGTCAAGCGTGGCCGATGCTGCACGGATCGCAGGCCTGACCTACCCGCGCGCATGGCAGGCTGTGCAGCGGGCGCAGCGCGGGCTCAAGCTGGCCCACTCGGTCTGCGGTAGTCGCGACGATCCAGCCTAGCGGTTTGGCACGTCGTTGATGATGCGCCAGAGCTGCACGCGGCCTAGACCATAGCGGCGCTCGAGCAGCTCGAGGCGCTCGCCGGCGCGGTAGTCGCGGCGGATGGCGGCGTTGCGGGTGGCGGCGCCTTCGCCGGCGCGCTTGCCCACGTACACCCGAGCGCCGCCAAAAGTGCCGCGCACTTGGGCCTCGATCTGGCGCGCAAGGCAGGCTTGGAAGCTGGGCGCAAGGGCCAGCACACAGCGCAGTGTGTACTCGACCACATCGTCGGTGTATTGGACGGCCTGCAGGGCGTCTGGCTGGTCGGCTGGGGGCTTGGTCACCATGTGCGTGGTCTTTGCTGCTGGATGGGCCGCCGGGTAGGCGGGCGGGGGGCCGGTGGCGGCGGCTGGCCTACGGCTTGGGTGATGGGCTGCTGCGCGGCGGGCGCGGCATCGGGCGGCGGCGTGGCAAAAAGGTCGCGGATGGTGGGCGCAATGCGGTCTTCGAGACGGCTCCATTGCACGTCTGTCCAGCGCTCGATGCCGGCCCAAATCGCCGCGGCGTAGGCGTACACGGCGCAGTCCAGCGCCTCGTTGCGCCTTCCGTTGGGCTTAATCCATTCCATGCGCGGGTGGCCTTTGAAATACTTGGTGACAAGCCGCTCGGCGGTCATCTGCTCAAATTCGTCGGTGTTGGCCAGCACCTTGGGCAGGTGGATGTAGCCGGGGCCGGGCTGGGCTTGGCGCAGGCGCCCGTAGATCACGCCTTTGGCAATGTCGGTGCCCACCAGCCAGAGCTTGACGCCCCGGGGGATTTTCTGGCCGCGCCAAGTGACG